TTTCACCGATATACTTGACAAGTTTAATACATTTCTCAAACTCATCTATTTGTTCTAATTCTTTTACCGTCTTTTGTAAATATTTCTTAGTATAGATTCTAAAATCATTTGTGTAAGGTTTATTTGACATACATCTGTCAAAAACTTCTAAGGCAATCATATTAATCTTTTTTGGAACTGTAATTCTCGTTATAAATTCTTATTATCTCATCAAACTCGGTTAAAATACCATTCTTAAACTTACTATTATCATATTGTTGTTTAAGAATATATTCCTTTATATAATCCTCGTAATCTAAGTTGATAGAAATATCTAAATTATCTTCATCTACTCCCTGAGATTCATTCAATTCTTCACCATCAACTAACTCTTTTGTGATATCATCGATATATTCAACCGAAGCAAAATTAGACTTTTCTAAAAGAATCTCTAACTTTCTTCTGAGTTTTCTATTATTAATCAACAAACTATTTGATATAGCAATATCAATATAATCTTTACTATCCTTTAATTTTTCCAACTCTTCAACATCATCTTCATTCACAACTCTTACTTTCTTAAAGACTGGTGAGTAGGTGTTAGGAATAAAATCAATTTCATCAGTGTCTAAGTCTAAAACAGTGATACCTTTTTGGTCACCATAATCATTTCTATCCATTTGATAAAGTGAACCGATAAACATAAAATTATTGTTAATTTGACGAATATGAATGTGACCAGAGAAGACATTTTTATATCCGGAAAAATTCTCAACATCTATCTTATCAGCATTTCTGTGAGCAACAGAGTTTAAGTGCATACGACAACCATTTAAATCTGAGTGACAAAATAAATAATCACCTGGATTCGATGTTATTTCATTAATCATATCTACTCTTTTCTCAACCCACGGCATTAAAACTAATTTCTGACCACCAACATTTAATGAGGTGGTAGACTCATAAATCGTAATATTCTGATTTATATAACCATAAAGTCTAACTGAGTTAACTTCATTAGAACCTTTATTCCAAAGGTCGTGATTACCAACCATAATATGCATTGGTATAATATCTGATAATTCTTTTAGAATTTTCTCAACTTTATTTAACACGATAATAGGTAAACTTGTTCTATTATCGAAAAGGTCTCCTAAGTGTATCAGAATATCACCTTCTTTAGCATTTTCCTTTAAGTAAGGAATAACAAACTCGTAAAATGTAGACTCCATCATATTTAGCCACTTATCTAAATTATTTAGATAAACTCCAAAATGAGTATCTGTAATCATAAAAACTTTCATTATATTGAAATTTTTCTTTTTATATCGATATTTTTAGTTATAGTTTAGAAAAAAATCACTTTTCATAACTAATATATACAATAAACTAGATAGAGACAAATTAGAATAAAATATATAATTTATAATTTGTCAAACAAGTTAAAGAAAAAATAATAAAAATAAGATGCCATTACCACATTTTACCACAGTAACAACCAATAAAACACCAGGTGGACCAGGTACGTTTCCGGATGAAGTAGTATACTTGAACCTTTTTGAGATTACCTTCATCTTACCAACATTGTTGACAGCTCAACTTAGAGATCCATTTTTGTTACTACAAAACGCGACAAAAATTGACTTAAACTTAACTGAGTTTGACGTTGCTGCTAAAACACAAAGATTTAAGTATTCAACAAGAATGTTTATGACTTCACCTACAAAAACAGACGGAACATTATCTATTCCGATTCAGGTGAATGTTAATAACCAGGGTTCTATGGAAACTTGGAATACATTAAAAGCTTGGTACGATTTAGTATTCAACTCTCAAAACGGTGCTCTTCACTACAAAAGTGATATCATCGGTACAATCATCGTTAACCAACACGATAAAAAAGGTATCGTTTTAAGACGTGTTACTTTCCAAAACGTACAAATCACTAAACTTGGTGGTTACTCACTTGACTGGTCTTCTAACAACATCATTGAAAACGTACCAGCTGACTTCGTTTATGATTACTTCATTGATGAGTACATTGACCAAGGAAATGGTATCATTCCTCAACTTGTTTCTGGATATACTTTAGATTAATAATTAAATTATATAACATAAAAAAAACCACCAATTTGGTGGTTTTTTTATTTTCAAATAGTTTATGATTTATTTTAGAAGCTTGGCATACTGAAGTTTCCAACATTAGAAGCATTTCTCATCATTGAACCAGTATCATAGTTTGGCATAGATTTAGATTGTTCACCTTCTTGTTTCTTTCTTTCTTTATCTTCCTCTTCAACAATCTCATTGACCAATTTGATGTTTTCCTCAAACATCCAGAAAGGCCACAAATCCATAGATTCTTCTCTAAGATGAAAGTGCTTTTGAAGTAACAATTTATTCTTTAATATATGCTTCAAAGGCATCGTGAATAACGAAAATACCTGATGCTCCGGTGGGAAATTGCATATCTGTGCGGACCTCCTCACCACACTCACATGTTTTCTTCAATTCTTTGATACCAAATGTCATTTTACTCACAGCTGAATTTAGAAACTGAAAAGAGATGTCATCCATTTCTTCAAATTCTTTTACCTTAGCCTTAATCCCATCATAAGTGATAGAACTTCTACCAGGCATCAAGAAAGGAATAATTTTTAAGAAAGCTAAATTTGGTGTTCGCTTCTCGTTATTTTCTTTAATGATATAATCTGTAAAAGCTTTCTGAAGACCAATGTTTGGTGGAGTCAATTCAAAGAATTTACCATTTACTGTCTTAAAATTATAACACTTAGTAGAAAGGTTAAAGTATCTCTCTAACTTTTCATCGATTTCATGTGTCACAAAGTTCTTTCTTCCTAATTCAACTCCAAGATCTTGACCACAAGTACATTTTGTATTCACAACAAGAGAATTACCTTGTTGGAAAGTAAGTTCTCTGATTAAGAAAATAAGAAATAGTCTATCCTGGTCTTTAATCTCCAAGTATGAACCCATTTTACCATCAGGATATTTAATTCTTACACAAGCCTGCATCATATCATTCATTTTTTCAATGATATCATAGAAGTTATTATCATCAACCATTGAATAAGCCTGAATCTCTCTAACTTGAGCCGGTCTAACCATAAAAAGTGCACCTGTAGGATAAAACTCACCACAAGGAAGTTCTCTTACATCCATATTAAAGAATTGTAGGTCAGTAGTTCTATTAGACTCTACTGCTGGTGTTACAAAAGGAATATCCGAACTTATAGAGGCAGCCTCTGCTTGTTTTTTTCCTGTTTCTAAATCACTAAGGTGTCTTTTTAGGTAATCTTCTTCCGACATCTCTTGTTTCTTATTCTCTGACATAATAATTTTTATTATTTTTTTTATATATTAGATAAAGTATCTCCTCTATTATAAAATAATTTTGATTATAAGTTTAGTTCAAAATAAAAAAACCCTCAAATTTGAGGGTTTTCTTTAATTTTATTAGTTTTATGAGTTGATGAATCCACCAGCACTAATTGCTCCTGTTCTAAGTATTGTAATATTGTTAACAATAATACCCATACCTTTGATTGGTTCAACATATGTGTCAAGTACACCAATTTGATTATCAATAATCTCAGGTGTGTTGTTTTCATCATCCATCTTATTGAAGTAGTTATATAAACCATTTCTACCCACATAAGTTTCACAGATAACGTCTGCTCTTAACTTAATTTCAGCTCTTATGTCTGGTGTGTTAAATTTCCATTGGAAGTCTAACAACATTCTCGATAATTCTCTTTCAAGTTCAATCAACACCTCTCTTACGTGGATGTAAGAAAGAGCAGATCTATAAAGAGTTTGACCTGTATTTTCAGTTTCAATAGCGTATCCTCTATTTCTCTTGAACACTAATGGGTTCATTTGAGCTTGATTTAGATATTCTATATCACTTGGTGTGAACATCATCTCTAAGTCGGTAATACCAGTAATTCTACCATTTGTAACACCCGCTGCGATTGTCCACGGTGTAACGTTACCAACATTCGATACGTGTTTTCTCATATATGTTGTTGCAACATATGATGAAGGAGGAAATTCAACTGGACGACCATTATCATTCACTATAACATAAGGTGTGAAGTAACCAACACAAGTAGAACCTGCTCCGTCACCGAATGAGTAAAGGAATGCTGGACTACTTTCTGGGTCACCACCTTTAGCTACATATTCTAATTGTAACACACCTTCTGTGTTTACAAAGCTTGGTGATGATGAGTTCTTAAATTGTCTTAAAGAAGGCATGTTCAAGAAACCAAATGAATCTAATCTTTCACCACAAATATCAACTAATTGTTGTTTTGATTTCTCAGTCAATCCAAGACCAAATGAGTCAATTAAATATCTATAGTCAATTGCTTCTTTGTTTGTGATTGCCTTAAATAATGGTGTACCTTTAGCAACAAGATTTAATATTGTATTTTGTCTAGTTTCAGTACCATCTGGTAAAGATGATTGTCTAATTCTAAATCCTTTAAGTGAAAGTGCCTTATATGTGTTTGCATATTGGTCAATTCCAACAAATCTTGTAGTTTGTAAATCACCGGCAAAATTAGTAATAGCGATTGGTCCATCACAAGTAATTTCTGTAAGGTCTGTGTTACCAGCATATTGTCTCTTACTTAGAATTCTTGTGTATCTTCTTGGTGCTTCACCAACTTCTAACGCTGTTGCATCGTAGCTAGCTTCTAAGAAGTCACCTACTCTTACTTCAGTGTAACGAGCCGCGTCTATTAAACACTTATTAGCCGTTTGTACATAACCAGCAGGAACTTCAATTTCTATAGTTTGCTTAAAGTTAGTTTTTTCAGACTGAATATAGAATGTGTTGTTTGCTTCTATTTCAACATCAACATCAGCATCTAATGATGAATCTTTAAATTCAACACTTAGAACACCATTTGAGTCTAAGAACATTCTTAAATAATGTTTAGTTAAATAATCATTTACTAAATTAACATCAGTTAAGTATTCATAAGCAACTTCTTCATTTACTTGATAAGCGTAGTAAGTAGAACCAACGAATCCAAGTGCGTTTGCTAAAGCGTTTGCTGATTGTAAAGGATTTACAGCGTTTTGTACGATAGTAAATGCTCCCTTATTTTCAGCAGACGTAGGGAATTGAATCTTCTCTTGAACTTGTAACTCGATTTCATCATCAAAGTTTGCAACAGTTGACTGGAATACGATGTAATCATAACCAGCGTATGAAGATGTTGCTGTAGTTGCTACTTCACCATCGATGAAAGTAACGTTTACAGTATCACCCAAGACAGCATTTTGTGTACCATCAGACATAACATAAAGTCTGTTATCAAAGAAGAAATCTCTACTATTGATGTTACCATCAAAATATCTTGTATAGAATTTAGAGTATTTAGCAACAACTCCAATTCCACCAGGTGATGTAACAGCGACAGTGTCTTTTGTAATAACACCATCTGTTCCTAATAAGAACTCATTATCTTCTGTATATAATACAAAGTATCCTTTTTTGATATCTTGTAATTGTGTAGATGTTAATTTAGTATCAAGTAAGAATGATTTGTTTTGTGTAGTACTTGATACAATGTC